GTCACGTCAAGATGCCAAGGCTCACACATTTGCTCCTCTGTATGGTGCAAGTGGGTTTGGTAGATCACCTGCAGAAGCGGCATACTACAAGCAGTTCACTAAGAAGTATACAGGTATTGCTAAGTGGCATACCGCACTTGCCAAAGAAGCATTAAACACTGGCAAGATAACAACACCATCAGGGCGTGAGTTTGCATTCCCTGATGTACAACGTAGACGATTTGGAGGTGTGACATATTTCACACAGATCAAGAACTATCCAGTACAATCGTTTGCTACAGCAGACATCGTGCCTATCTCACTAATCTATATAGATAAGCTACTGATGGCTAACAAACTACGCAGTTGTGTAGTCAACACAGTGCATGACTCAATCGTAATTGACATACACCCAGACGAAGAGGAAACAGTACTCAAGATAATACAAGTAGCCAACGACAAGCTGATACCAATTGTGAATAAGAAGTGGTCACTAGACTTTAATATACCACTATTATTAGAAGCAAAGATTGGTCCTAATTGGCTTGACACAAAAGACATAATATGATATAACTACCTTTCGTCTAAACATATAGGAGATAAGACATATGAACACAGTAACAACGATAGATACAAACAACTTCGCAGAAATGGCACAAGCTATGGGTATGGGTGCTGATGCACCGAAGACTAGTAAGTCAGGTAGTACACTAGCACGACTACGCATTCATCACACACCCATCATGGGTCAGCAAGAGATTGCAGGTAAGATGAAGAACGTAGAAGTGATTGGTGGTGGTGCATACAAACTAGAGATACCCGATGGTCCTACATATTATGCTGATAAAATATCTATACGCCCCTTCTTACAACGCTTCATGTATAAGAAGTTCGTAAAGGGTAATGACAATACAGCTAACAAGTTTATTAAGACTGTCATGGCTAATGATCTTAACAGTGACATGAAGGACAATGATGGTGGCTTCAACTGTGGTAAACCTGCAGGGTTCATCAAAGATTGGGCAGCACTACCAGACACAATGAAAGACTTAATCAAGTCAATCAAACGTGTTCGTGCTTTGTTTGGTACAGTAGAGTTAGTAAATCCTACTGATGCTGAAGGTAATCCAGTTGACGTTGAGTCAACACCATTCATCTGGGAGATTGACAATCGTGATGCATTCAAAACTATGGGTGAGCAGATTGCTAAGTTAACTAAGATGCGTAGGTTACTACCACAACACTACATAACTACGACTTCAAGAGAAGTACCACTACCAAATGGTAGTAGCTTCTATGTACCAGAAGCAGACATTGATCTAGGTAATACACTAGACATGGACAATGCTTCTCAAGAAGTCTTTGCTAATTTCATAGCATGGATTGAGAACTACAATACGTACATACTCAACACATGGAATGAGAACATGCATAAGAATGAGGATATAGATACAGAAACTGTAGAAGCGTTTGTAGACATTGATGCAGAGGACTTTGTATAATGAACCATCCTGCTGAACTGGCGATCAATCAGTATCTTGAAGATGCTACATCTGGAAAATCAACTATATCTGAAGAGACTATAGCACAGATTGGTAAAGATGTAATGGATGCTGTAAGACGACAGTTCGGTGGGGGCAAAGGGCGTGATGAGTTTCGCTTACGGATGTCTAACATTGGTAAGCCTACTTGTCAGCTCTGGTTTGCTAAGAACAAGCCAGAGAAAGCGTTGCCCAAACCGACAACGTTTGTGATGAACATGTTATTAGGAGACATAGTTGAAGCTGCATTCAAGGGTATCATTACTGAAGCAGGTGTAGCCTATGACGACAAAGATAACTTTGTAGAACTCGAACTAAAAGAAGATACAATAAAAGGATCATACGATTTAATTATGGATGGTGCATTGGATGATGTTAAGTCAGCATCTGATTGGTCATACCGCAACAAGTTTGAATCATACGAAACACTAAGTAAGAGTGACCCATTTGGATACGTTGGTCAGCTTGCAGGTTACGCAAAAGCTACTGGTAAAAAGGTTGGTGGTTGGTGGGTAGTCAACAAGGCTAATGGTAACATCAAGTATGTACCTGCCTCTGGCTTAGACTTAGATGTAGAGTTAGATAAGATACAGAAGACTGTTGATACAGTTAATAAGAATGAGTTCGAAAGATGTTTCCATCCTGTACCAGAAACGTTCAGAGGTAAACCATCAGGACACAAAATATTAAATGACAACTGTAAGTTCTGTGACTTTAGATTTGAATGCTATCCAGAAATGCAAGAGCTACCATCTAAGGTATCCCAAGCTAGAGTTAAACCAATAGTAAGTTACATTGAAATAAACGAGGGCTAACCTATGAAGGGTAAACAATATGCCGCTGCAAGAAAGCATGGGTATAGGAGTGGACTAGAGGTCAAGACAAGAGACTACCTCATTGAACATAAGATGCCGTTTAAGTACGAGGAAGTTAAAATTGAATGGGAAGACCTAATGTATCGCTCTTATACTCCTGACTTTGTATTGAAGAATGGTATCATAATTGAGACCAAAGGAATGTTTAAAGCTGAAGATCGTCGCAAGCATTTGAAAATAAAGGAGCAACATCCTAAGTTAGATATACGATTTGTGTTTACTAATAGTCGTTCAAAAATAAGTAAGGGTGCTAAAACTAGCTATGGACAATGGTGTGAAAAGAATGGTATACAATATAATGACCGCATCATTCCATTGGAGTGGCTAAAAGAAAAGGGTAAGGATAAACATCCTGACTTAATACCATGCCCATATACAAAGATAAAGAGGAGATAGCATACGTATGAAAGAAGATAATATATTAATAGACTTCCATCCCAATGACTACATCATTAGGTTATCTCCCTTTGTAGATGAAAAGGGTAACTGGACAGGTGAGTTGATGGTAGGTACTATATCTACAGAAGACAATGTAATGAATGATACTGATCACTATCAACTGATGCACCTAACACAGATGGTGTGTGCTTCTATACCAGCTATGGAAGAGAGTGAAGAGTTTAGAGAACTGCTTACAGAAATAGTAGATGATGTAGTAGCAGGTAGTGAAGAAGAAGATTCAAAGATAACTGGCGTAGATGAGAACATCATCAGCGTTAAGTTTCATTAGAGGAGAAAGTAACGTGATAGTAAAAGTGTTCTTGACCCTTGAGTTAGATGAAGACGAATATCCAATGCCTGTAGATGGTCAGATACATGACGAAGTACAAGATGCATTACAAGAGTTTATATATGACGTAGATGGTATGTCAATCAAATCAATTAAAACGATAGTGGAGTAGTTAGCATGAACAATAATTTACCAACAGACTACCAAGCTTTCATTCACAAATCTAGGTATGCTAAATACATTGAAGGTGAAGGGAGAGAATCTTGGGGAGATACAGTAGCTAGGTATACTAAGAATATTATTAGAGACTTAGTAGATAATAAAACTAAGAATGAAATAGAAGAAGCTGTGTTAGGCTTAGAAGTGATGCCTTCTATGCGTGGACTAATGACTGCAGGAAAAGCTGCAGACCGTGACAATACTTGTATGTATAACTGTTCATACGTAGCAGTAGATACACCTGTAGCATTTGATGAAGCTATGTTTATACTACTGTGTGGTACTGGTGTAGGCTTCTCTGTTGAACGTCAGTCTGTATCTAAGTTACCAGAAGTACCTACACTGTTTGACAGTGAGACTAATATTGTAGTTAAGGATAGTAAAGAAGGTTGGGCTAAGTCCTTGCGTCAACTCATTGCATTACTTTACAGTGGTGAGATACCAACATGGGATATAAGTAGAGTAAGACCTGCAGGTGCACCACTAAAAACATTTGGTGGTAGGGCATCAGGACCTGCTCCATTGGTAGACTTGTTTAACTTTGTGATCAAGACATTTAAAGACTCACAGAACCGCAGACTATCATCTATAGAATGTCACGACATCATGTGTAAGATAGGTGAGGTAGTAGTTGTAGGTGGAGTACGCCGTAGTGCTATGATTTCATTGAGTAATTTATCTGATGATCGTATGCGTCATGCTAAGTCAGGCTCATGGTGGGAGAATGATCCACAACGTGCGTTAGCTAACAACTCTGTATCATATACTGAGAAGCCAGATAGCTTATCTTTCATGCGTGAGTGGATGGCATTGGTTG